CCTACTCATTTATTTTTACCGTTTATTAAAACCAGCGGAAGATAAAATACAATATTTGGAAGCTATAAAAACAGAAGCAACCGTAGCCTTAAAGGAAGCGGAGTTGCGTGGTAGACTAGAAAAAGATAAGATTGGAGCAGTCAAAAGCGTCTTTGAAAATCGTCTAAAAGATACTGAAAAAATAGATGATAGAGAAGAACGACTTAAGGCACTGATTAGACTTCATAAGGAATTAGACATCTAAGGAGATATAAAATGGTAGATATTCCTACACTTGATATTGAGGATTACGATCCCGAACTAAACGAGGAGCAAGAGACTGTTGAAGATCAGTCTGGTGGTGCTCTAACTTATGCTATCGTCGCTAAAGCATTTTATGACATGGGTTATACAAAAATGCTAGCAGTTAATACGGCTCGCTCTGACCTAAACGGTCTCGACATTCCAGACGAGCAAAAGTTCTTGGTTGACGAACACGGCGAACAAGGTGCTGGTAAAGACCAAGCCAAAGCCGAAGCAGCCATTGAGCGCAAAGAGCAAGAGGTGTTCAACAAGTTCCGAGAAGTATTCGGAAACAATGTTGACCGCATTTTGATTTGCCTTGGTGTCTCTGGTGGTTCTGGTGGTGGTACAGTTAACACTTTGATCAAGGTTGCTAAAAAGTATTTCACCTACATTGGCGTTGAAAACGTTGACGAGCGTGTTGGTGTTATCGCTTCTCTTCCAACTGCTGGCGAGTCGGCTTCTCCAACCGTAGCCAAGAACGCCCATGCTCGCATCAATCAGCTTTGCGGGCTCGCAGAAAAAGGTAAGATCGCTCCACTCATCATGGTGGACAATGAGAAGATTAAAAAACTTTATCCTAAACTCACAGTTAAGAAGTTCTGGACTACAATCAACAACACAGTCGCTGGGTTATTTCACGTCTTCAATGTTCTGGCAAACCAAGACTCAGAATACACAACCTTTGATGCTACAGATTACGACAGTATCATGAAACAACCAGGCTGTATGATTATGGGGGTTACCAGTGTCAAGAACCTTGAGAACGAAACTGCTGTCTCAAGTGCTCTCAAGAAAAACCTAGAAAAAACCCTTCTCGCCGAAGGTTTTGACTTGACAACTGCTACAGGTGCTGCTTGTATCGTTGTTGGTAGCGAAGAAATCTTTGAAGAGACTGTTGGTTTGATGGACAACATTGAGTTTGGTTTTGATACTTTGGCTGCTTTGACTGGTGGTGCTATGGTTCATCGTGGAATTTATGAAGATGATAAGAAAGATAAGCTAGTAACTTATACTTTGGTCAGCGGACTAAAGCGCCCCGCTAAACGTATTGAGGGACTGAAAAAGTTCTTGAAGTAATATGAGAAAAGTAGTTGCACTCATACTGCTCTTTTCGCTTAACGCCGCTGCGGCAGAGGTCACGAAGTTTGAACCTCGCCCAGCGGTTGTTGAGCAAGAGGGTGACACCTATGTTGGGATTTTGTTGAGCGAAGAAGACTTTCGCAAAATACTGGAAAAGAAAATTGACACCAACGCCAAGTTGTCGGAGTGCTCTGTAGATAAACAGGTCTGCGATAAAGCCGAGAAAATATATCAATCCTCTATCGTAAAGCTAGAGGACCAACTCAAGAAAAACAACTCATGGTTTGACAGAAATCGTGGAACTCTCGGTCTTCTCACTGGTTTAATGATAGGGACTGGTGTTTCTATCGGCATTGTTCATGCGGTATATCAAAGATGAACAAAAAAGATCCAAACTATATCGCTGCTGTTGAGAAAGCCATAGCAGAAAAATATGGAAAAGACACTGTTCAGGATTTCCGTAATGACTGGAATGAAGAGAAAGAGCAAGAATACCTTAAGCAAATTAAAGACAGAAAATCAAAACCTAAAAGGAAAAAGAAACCGACCAAAGGTTTGAGAACATGTCCAGTTTGTAAAACATATTCGTTTTCCCCCAAAGATGACCTATATATGAATAGGTTTCAATGCTGTTATGATTGTCATGTTAAATATATGCCAAATCAACACTACGAAAAAAAGTGGCTAGATGGTTGGCGACCCGACAGTATTCTAACAGAGGACAAACCCTAAAGGAGAAGATACATGGCTAACGTTGTTGATATTATAAGAGGTCTAAACCAAGCAGCCGCTAATGGCTACGATGCATATAATCCAGATGTTGAGATTGGGCTTAAGCGTGAAGAGGGTCATCCTATTTTAGATCGCCGAGTTATCGATGGGTTCCGAGTTCGCTTTGCAGCAAACAAGCTGATGGTAACTTATCAAAGTGAGATGCGTCTTGAGGAATTGCATCCTCGCAACAAATTTGAAAACGAAATAGATCAAAAATTTGCGGACATTACAAATTTTCTAAAGAAAGAGTACCGTAAAATAATGAAAGAAAGCGTTACTCTAACAAAAGAAGGAGAGCCTGATATCCTCGTCCAGACCACATCCCGAGTCCACAGTTGGGTTCAAGCCACGCAGCAATACAATATCGGCGGCATGGATGATGTAGTATCGGTCAGAAAAATCTCAGATCGTTCGATAGACAAAGGCTTCGAAAAACAGTTTAAAGATTTTTTAGAACAATCAACAGATAAAAAGCCTTCTAACGATAAATCATCTAAAAATCCTGACACGCCGGAGGCTTAATGCCCATCTCCAAAAAAGAGATGATGTCCACCATAGTTAAGTGTGGCAAGGACCCGGTTTTTTTCTGCAATAATTACGCTAAAATTTCTCATCCAATGAGGGGACTTATTCCGTTTGAAATGTATAAATTTCAAGAGGAGGCTTTAAACGACTTTAAGAAAAACAGGTTCAGTGTAATTTTAAAAGCTCGCCAGTTAGGTATCTCAACCACAGTTGCCGCTTATGTTTGTTGGATGATGCTTTTTCATCGTGATAAGAATGTTTTGGTTGTGGCTACTAAGTTGGCAACTGCTACTAACTTAGTAAAAAAAATCAAAGCCATACATCGGCATTTACCCGAATGGCTAAAGATAGCTAGTATAAAGATCGATAATCGAACTTCCTTTGAACTCACAAACGGTTCCCAAGTTAAGGCTTCCTCTACCTCTGGCGACGCTGGACGTTCAGAGGCACTATCGTTGTTGGTTGTAGATGAAGCTGCTTTTGTAGAAGGTATGGAAGAGTTATGGGCTGGTTTGTATCCTACTCTTTCAACAGGTGGACGGTGTATCGCTCTTTCGACCCCTAACGGAGTAGGTAACTGGTTTCACAAGACCTATACTGAAGCAGAAGAAGAGAAAAATGATTTTTATACGATAAAGCTCCCCTGGGATGTACACCCAGAAAGGGACGAGGAGTGGTTTGAGAAAGAGACCAGAAATATGTCTCGTAGAGAAATTGCACAAGAGTTAGAATGCAATTTCAATGCCTCTGGTGAGACCGTGGTCCATGGAGATGATATCAAAGTTATTACGGAAAATACCGTAGAGCCCAATCACCGCACGGGGTTTGATCGCAATTATTGGATATGGGGAGAGCCAATTGAAAATAGAGACTATTTGTTAGTGGCCGATGTGGCTCGTGGGGACGGCTCAGACTTCAGTGTAGTCCATGTTTTTGATGTTCAAGAGATGCGCCAAGTTGCCGAATATCAAGGAAAAATAACCCCCGATATGTTTGCTCCTCTTCTTTTTTCTATGGGATCAGAGTATAACAATGGGTTGTTGGTTATAGAAAATAACTCTTTGGGAATCGGTGTTTTGTCAAGATTGCAAGAACTTTCCTATCCTAATTTATATTATAGCGTGAAGTCAACTCATGAGTATGTTGATGAGTTAACCGCCAATGCGATTGGAGGAGTGCCGGGTTTTACTATGTCAATGAAAACACGACCTTTGGTAATAGCTAAATTTGAGGAATTCGTAAGAAATAAACTAATTACTATTAACTCAAAGAGGTTAGCTCACGAAATTAAAACTTTTGTGTGGCATAACGGACGACCTCAAGCGATGAGGAGTTATAATGATGATTTGGTTATTGCGGCGAGTATTGCGTGCTGGGTGAGGGACACCGCCTTAACGGTAAATAAAAAAGAGGTAGAATATAAAAAAGCGATGTTAAGTGGTATTTCTTCAAGTAAAACAGTGTTAGATACAAGGATAGAGGGGCAGATCGGTCACCGAAAATCCTACCAAAGTTATACTGGAACTGATGGCAAAATTCACGATCTTTCTTGGATTATAAAAGGATAATAAAAATGGCAGAAGATAGTTCAAACAACAACAATAATAATCCACGAAACAATAATTCTACCCTGTTTCGGCGCTTAACTCGTTTATTTAGTGGTCCAATGGTTTCATATGATACCCCTGGGGTTGTGAGAGGTACCCGCCGAGACGTTAGAAAATACACCTTTACCAGCAACACCGGGAAAGAGTTTAAGAAAAAAGAATATTATAATCCATTTGGAGATTTAAGCAACAAAGTATTATATCAAAGGAACAAACAGGTACGATATACCGACTTTGATCAAATGGAATACATGCCAGAGATCGCCTCAGCGTTAGATATCTATGCTGACGAAATTACTACATCTACTATTTTTAACCCCATGGTAGAGGTGGATTGTCACAATCGAGAAATTAAAGATATTATTCAAGTCTTTCTTTATAGTGTTTTAAACGTAGAGGCAAACCTATTTGGGTGGTCCCGTAGCATGTGTAAATATGGTGATTACTATTTGTATTTGGATATTGATGAAAAGTTGGGCATTACTAATGTGATACCGTTGCCTGTTCGAGATGTTGAACGAATAGAGGGCACCGACCCAACCAACCCTAACTATATCCAATATTTTTGGCAAGGAGCAGAAGGGAATGAGGGGGTTACTTTTGAGAATTGGCAAATATCTCATTTTAGATTGTTAGGTAACGACAAGTACGTCCCTTATGGAACTTCTGTGCTGGAGCCAGCACGAAGAATTTGGAGACAATTGGTGCTACTCGAAGATGCTATGATGGCATACCGAGTAGTCAGATCACCAGAGAGAAGAGTTTTTTATATAGATGTAGGTAACATCCCTGCTGAAGATGTCGAACAGTACATGGAACAAGTAAAGACGCAAATGAAACGAAATCAGGTTGTAGATAATGACACCGGAAGAGTTGATTTGCGATACAACGCTATGAGCGTGGATGAAGATTATTATATCCCTGTTCGAGGGGCGACTAATAATACCAGGATTGATACTTTAGCAGGAGGTCAGTTCACTGGAGATATTGACGATGTTAATTACCTCCGAGATAAGTTATTTTCTGCGCTTAAGGTTCCGAAGGCTTATCTTGCTCAGGCAGATGCCATAGAAGATAAGACTACATTAGCTCAAAAAGATATTCGATTTGCTCGCACGATTCAAAGAAACCAGAGGGTTATTATTGCTGAACTAGAAAAAATGTGCATTATTCATTTATTTACACTTGGATACAGAGAAAACGACCTTCTATCGTTTAAACTTGCCCTCAACAATCCATCCAAGATAGCTGAGTTGCAAGAGTTAGAACATTTACGAACTAAGTTTGATATCGCCGCCGCTGCCACTCAGGGGTATTTTTCAAAACACTGGGTATATCAAAACGTATTCAAGTTATCAGCGGAGGAGATTGAAAGAATTCAAATCGAACAGTTTGGGGATTCTAAATTAACTGCTGAACTAGAAGCAACTGGTGCGGCGACTACACAAGAGGCTCAAGCAGAAGCCTCGCCTGCACCATCCCCAGCCGATGACCTAGGGGCTCCGGAAGCGGAGGCTGATACCGCCGCTCCCGCACCAGAAGAAGAACCGCCAGCGGAGGAAGGTCCGTTATTGGCAGAACCAGAACCAGCCCAGAGAAATGATTATACCCCAGTCGTAAATAAGCGATGGAAAGCCGGCGCACGCAAGAGAAGTTATTTGTCATCTGGTGGAGATAATTTAGCATCATCGTCAAGTAGAAACATATTTAAAGGGTGGAGCGGAGAAATGAGACCTCTTGCTAACGGAGTAGTTGGAGAGGGATTTAAGAAAGATGAAAATAAAATCTTTCAAATTGAGCACGATATTAAAAGACTAATTGAACAGTTGGAAACTAAAGATGAAAACAAAGCACAATAAAAAAAGAAACACAGCTTTTTTATTTGAAAGTTTGGTTCGAGAACTGACAAAATCAATCGTTTTCTCTAAGACAGAACAAACACAAAAAATAAAAACCATTATCAAAGAGCATTTTAACAAGGGTTCAGTGCTGGCTAAAGAGCTTGAATGTTTTAAGGCACTAGCAGAGACTCATGAACTGGATACCTACACTGCGGAAAAGTTAATCTTTCAGGCTAAAAAACAACACGAAGATTTAAACCAGCAAGATGTGTTCTTGGAGCAATCCCAACTTATAAAAAGTATTAACACCGAATTGTCCACTGAAGTTTATAATAACTTTATTCCAAATTATCGCTCCTATGCAACAATTGCCCAGGTTTTTAGTAAAAAAACTCCTGTAAAGCAAAAGGTTCTAATGGAACGACAAATATTACAGTCTATGACGTCATCACCGAAGGCAAAAAAAGAACTCAAACCAGTTGACTCTTTGGTCTTGAAAACCTTCGCTTCTAATTTTAACGAGAAGTACGATAGTCTTTTACCAGAACAAAAAAGTCTTCTTAATAAGTTTATGACAGTAAACGAAGCAAGCAGGCCAGATTTCTCTATCTATCTCTTAGAAGAGCTTAAAAGGCTTGATGCTCGTGTGACGGAGTCTTTAGAGATGAAGGATATCAAGGAAGACGCCACGATGCAAGAAGCTACAATGCAGGTTTTGCAAAAACTTAGAAACATTAATGTTTCCTCTGTATCCGAAAAATCTTTGATGACAGTCTTGAAAATTCAAAATCTAGTAAGAGAATACCAGAATGACGATTAAGATTAAAATTGGA